ACAACTGGCGACCACCGACCATAGTATCAAAAGACTTAGGGTCTTTGAAACCTTTGTGGGGATATGTTTTACCATTCGTGAGAAGATTAGAGATAACCTCAATATAGGATTTCAGGAAACTCTTACTGTCATTGATGACACGCTTCTCATTCTTAATCGACGTATAGATGATGAAGAGGTCAAAGATTGAGTTACGATTGTAGATTGCATAAACATCTTTTGTCATAACATCTTTCATGAATGAATTGAAGATTTTTTTGAACTGAACCATTTTCTTTTCACCATCAGAACCATCACGATAGAAATCTTTCATGGATGCAGGACTCATATTCTTGTGGAGACCATAACAATACACAAAAGCGCAATTAGCAATAAACTCATCAATGCCGCGACGATTTCTTGCGGTTGAGTTGAACCACTTAGTCTGAGTTGCGAAATGTTTCCCATGTTTATTAGAGAGTTCACGGACAATATTTGCTGTCAATGTGATATATGAATTCAACTTTTCGAACTGGTTCAAAGGTTTACCTTCGTTGACCAGAAGGAACAAATCAGACAAATCTTCACGAGTAGCATCATTATAACAAACAACACCGATAAGTTCATCATCAAGAAACACGTCACGAAGAATATCAGGCATAGTTTCGTATGTGTCACAGGATTCGTCGATGTTCACACTAGCGCCATCAAAGTTAATCCAACCATGAGGAATTTTAACCTCATTGTTCATGAACGCAACGATTACATTATTGCGATTGTTTGAATCGATGTTAAGATACTTAACACCCTCTTTCAACCAATCACGGAAATACGTTACATCAGCCTTGTTATCATTTTCAATAGCATTTTCCAAACACTTTTCAACATCCGCGAAAATGAAGGGTGAAGGAGCGCGACCAGTAAGTAGCGATTTAATATACGCTTGTTTCTGTTCTTCGTCCCAACGACTATATTCATTAGCTTGGAAAGCTAGGTCTGCTTTTTGGTTTTCACCAATCTCACTAATATAGTTTCGAATACTAAAATATCCGTGAATACGATTCAATCTGTAATTTACTTGTAGTGCCATAATCTTTTTCCTCTCTCAATTATGTATTAACTATAACATAAACTTATATTAATGTCAAGCGTTTTCTGCCATGTTCTGGGAAAGTTTTTGAATAACTTCTAACCAGTATTCCTGCGCCCATTCGGACTTTGCATTCTCATATGCCTTCATGGCATTACAGAGAAGGCGGGTATAATCAAACATCGACTTTACCCGAAGAGATACGGTGTCCAGTGACTTGGAATGTCTTATCAGCATCCATTTGCTTTGCAAACTTGGATGTAGCGACCAACTCACGAACTTTATCGCTCGCTTGTTTCTGAACGTTGTCCAAAGACACACCTTCGAAACGTTTGGCTCCAGTAGAACCATCCTTGTAACGAACTTCTAAATCAGCATAATACATATGTGTCATATTAGTTCTCCTGCTTTGCAAGTTCAAGGGCACAGACAAAAGAGTCTTTGATATTCAGACCATCTTTGTGGTATGAAACGAAATAATAGAAAAAGTTTTTAAGCATTATAATCTCCAATCGCATTGATAACTTCAATTCCAAATTCTTCGACCAACTGTTCAACCCGAACATCACGGTCTTCTTCTCGTTGAAAGTGAAACCCAACTGCTTCACCTTTAGTAACAGAGGTGTCAACCTCAACAAAATATTTTCCAAGTTTAAGCATTGATGACTGCTCCTTTACCAACCCAAGTGATTTCTTCGAACTTCTCTTCATAAGTCCGACCGTCTACAGTGAACCCAACATCGTGTAGTTCAGTGAGAACAAACTTTACTGCTTCTTTTGCAGTCTCAAAGACGATAGTGTCTTTTGCTTTACCAGTGACATTTACTTCATATTTCATAACTAATTTCCTCTCTCAAGTTATATCTTACATTACCAAATCAGGCAGATAATGTCAAGCGTTTTCTTCAATTTTTTCAATAATAATTTCTTCAACAAATTTCTTCTCAATGAAGTAGTCTGCAGCACCCTTTGCTTCGTGTTCGCTCTCAATTGCTTCGAACAGACCAGCAAGAATCCGACCGCTTTTCTTCTCTTTAACTAAAAACATAATGTGTCCTTTCTCTCGACTACATATACACCATACGACATTATTCATACTTTGTCAAGCACTTTTTTAAAAAAAAGGCAAAAAAAAGGGGAGACCGAAGTCTCCCCTTAAAATATTCGGTGGGTAGTCCCCACTTCTTATTTTTATACCGACTAGGCCAAGATGTTCTTGACAGCAAAGATACGGTAGTATTGGTTAGTCTTAGCAGTAGCAAGACCGTCCGCAGGAGTCTGACCCACGAATGGATTTGACGCCATACCATAACGAGTTTTGAACCCGATACGTGGTTGGAAGGTGTCTTCACCAACAGCTTTGACCATTTGCAACGGAACGTATGGGCAGTAGAATACACCACTGTCATATGGGTTCGTGCCTTTATAACCAACGGTGATGTAATCAGTGTTGGCATATGGGTCAATGTATACGCGAGTGCGACCGTTAAGCACACCAGCGAAGGTGTTGCCTGTGTCGTCTACTTGCAAGCTGCTTGAAATTGCAGGACTGTAATCCAATGAACCAGAAGCAGCCAAAGCAGTAGCAACATCTGAAGAACAGATTACTACGTTACCTTTACCACGACGAGTTTCTTTGGCAATTACGTTGGCTTCACGGTCGATTTGAACCGTCAGGCCTTTGAACTTCTCAGCTGACCAACGACCATCGGCATCGCTTGACAGGTTAAAGATACCTGAAGAAGCTACGTTTGACTGTTGAGCACCAGTTTTCGCTTGTGAGTTAATCGTTCTGATTACTTCACGGTTGATTTCAGCGAGAATCTCGGTTGACAAGATGTTTGCCAACTCAGTTTCAGCGTCCAGACCATGAATTGCTTTCAGGTCTTGTGCGAGTTCCAAGCTGTATTCTGCTTTCAGCGCACGGCTTTTGGCAGTTACAGTTTGACGCTCAATGGTGAAACCCATTTCGTTGAATGAAGAACCACCAGTTGAACCAAGTGATTCGCCATCAGCAGTTGGCATACCACCAGCGGCCAGAGCCGTCAGACGTGCGCCTTCTGAGTCGATACCGTCGGAGTCATCATTGAAACCAGATACGTTATCTGAATCGTGAGTGCCTGAAGAGTCACCTGAGAACTGAGTCTCGGCTTCGTTGAACAGGGCTTCACGGTTTGAAGTTGAACCACCTTGGTAACGTGATTTCATCGCAAAGATGAGACCAGTTGGGCCGTTCATTGGTTGCACACCGCATACGTCATATGCCATGAGGTTTGGCATTGCGCGACGAACCAGTGAAATCAATACTGGGTCGAAGTTGTTTACTGAACCAGTGTTGTTAGCAGGAGCGGCTTCTGAAAGGAAACCCATTTCTGCTGAACGTGATTCGGCGATTGCTTTTTCTTGGTTTTCCAAGATGGCAGCGGTTACCGCACGACGATGGTGGTCGGTAATTGCGCCAGCAGAAGTTTCGTCCAATACTGGAGCCCACTTCTCGATTAGTGTATCGTAAGATTGCATTTTATTTATTCCTTATGCCTTATGATTTAGGTGCTGTTTTACGGATGGTGGTCAGATATGATTCCATAACAGAAGATACTTCGACGGTTTCGTCTGCGTCTTCAACAATGGATTCAACTTCTTCGTCACCAGTTACTTGTTTTGCAAAATGCGACTCGACAACGATGCCAACTTTTTCAGCGAATTGTTCTTCACTGTCAAAATCGATATCGGCAACGAGTGATTTTAGTTTTTCGACCTGAGTGTCTGCAAGGTCACGAGACGCTTCACGGATAACCGTGTCACGTTTGTAAACTTCCAGTTCTTCAGTTGTGTCGATAACTTTCTGAGTAGTTTCGTTGAGACGTGTCTCAAGTTCTTCTACTGATTCAGCAAGTTCGTCAACTAGGTCAACTTTGGATTCTGGAACTTCAATGTAAGACTCTGTAAAGAGGTCTTTCATTTTTTCCATGAAAGTCTCGGCAATTTCAGTGCGGAGTCCGCTCTGGATTGCAACTTGATTTTCTTCCATCCAAGTTTCAACTACATAGTTTAGGTAGCTGTCTACTTTTTCTACAAGGTCTGATTTCGTAGAAGAGATTTCTTCTGCGAGTTCTTCCTTATACTGTGTTTCGATACGGTCAATTTCTTCTGACAGTTTCGATTTTACAGCTGCTTCAAAGATTACTGCGGTTTTAGCTTTGAACTCATCGCTGAGTGTAGCTTCAGACTCGACTAATGCGTTCAGTTCAGCAGTAGTGTCAACACTCGTTTCCACGATTGAATCTTCTTCTACTGTCACATCTTCGCCCATCATTTTGCCGTATGATGCAGTCAGTTCATTCTTCTTCATTGAATGTAACTTCATGCTCATTGCATTAATCATGCCCGCTTTCGTTTTTGGAGCAGGAGCTTGTTTTGCTTTGGTAGCGTCTGCGGCCTTATCCACAGATGCAATTGACTCATCTTCGTCAGTTGCACTTGCGTCAGGTTTCCCTTTAGGAGCAGGGGCACTACCTTCTTCGAGAGTTTCTTCCACGATTTCGTCTGTTACTTCATCGTGGAGTTCAACTTCCTGATTTACTTCTTCAGTCATATTTGACTCCTTACATACTAGATTTTAGTAACGAGAGGAAATTCTTAAACTCTCGAACACTTGTCTCATACAAGACAGGTTTCGGAGCGTTTTTAATTTCAGTCTCCATTTTTTCAATTACCTGAGGCTTGAGAACACCGTTATCCCAAATCCAATCAACACCTTCCATGATTCCATTAACAAATGCATCTGGTGCTGATGGGTCTTGCACGATGTCAACCGTGCTAAGAATAAAGTCGTCTTTGACGACCATTGCGCCGTTCTTCTGCTCAAGGCTACCCATACCACGAGTTGACACGCCTAGTTGCACACCACCATCAAGAAGACCTTTAACAATCTTACCCATTGGAGTATCCAATATTTGTGCCTTTCCAACCACATCATTTCCCTCAAACTTGAGAGAGGTGATGAGGTGAGAAACTTTATCAAGGTTAACAGTTGGGCCTTCAGGATGATTCAACTCACCCACAGCACGTTTCTTGTTAACCTGTGTATCAACGTATTGTTTTACCGCTCTTTCCATAATTGGTTTAGGGTAAACACGTCCGTTGCGATTCTTTGATTCTGTTTGAATGAAGATTCCTTCAATGACGTAATTCTTTTCGCCATCTTCTTTCTTCTCTACAATACACTGTAGACTTTCGTTTTCAGTAAATTCTGTAATTAACTTCATGTTAATTCCTTTACTACTTTCATTGCAGACTTCTCTGCATCCTTCTGAGACTTAAAAGAGTCTAGACGGTCACCGTCAATGTATACGACAAAAGGCAGACTGCCTTTCTCTTTCGTAATCATTACAGGGATTTTACTGACCTTCTTATCAAAGACCACATCCCCTTTGGGTTTGCGACCCGCAAGTTCTGCCAGAAGTTCTTTATATGTTTTCATAGTATTATTTATACGAATAATATTTTTAAGAAGAGTGTTTATTACTCTTCCGAGTCATTTTCTTCCACATTATCGTCTAACTGTGCAAGAATTTCTTCATCTTCGTCCATGACTTCTTCTACAGCATCAATCTCTTCATCCGTGATGTCCAAATCTTCGTCATCATCAGTCTCAAGTCCTTCAGGACTATCGTTAAAGATTGCCTGTGCAGTAGCAATACGTTGTGCTTCTAGTGCATCTGTCATCTTATCTTGAACAATACTTTGGAATGAACCTTCCGCTTTGTTCAGGTCACCCGCAGTGATTTGATTAATTAGTTCTTCGACCGCATTAGGTTTTACGGTTTCAACTTCTTGTTCAAGTGTTTCTGTTTCACTCATTTTTAGATTTCCTCTTGGTTTTCATCTTCGTCTTCGACGGAGTTTTCGCCTTCGACTTGTTTTTTCATTTCTTCGATGTCTTCGTCTGACATCATCATTACGTTTTTCATAGCCCATTCACGAGAAAAGTATTCACCAACATACTGTGATACTTGGTCAAGCGTTTGCAGACGGTTCTGCAACAATTCTGCATTCTTTAGTTCAGTGAAGTGATTATCTCTTTGGAAGTCAATAGTGATGTGATTCTTCCATTGTTCCCAATCCTGCTCGGTGATAATACCTTTGAGGATAAGTTGTTTCTTCAGAATAACTGTAAACAAAGTTGAGAAGCGTTTGCGGAGACGGTCAATAAACTTCTGGAACTTAACTTCGTCCCGTGAAATCTCGGTTGACCTACCCAAAGAGAACTGCGATTCTTGTTCCAGACGGTTGATTGGAACATTCAATGACCGATACATTCTTTTTTGGAAATACATGATATCATCAATCTGTCCAAGGTTCTCACCGCCAGGCAGTGTAGAGATTTCAGTTCCTCTACCACCCTCACGACGAGGAAGCCAGAAGTCTTCCAACATGGACATATGTTTTCGGTCATCTTTCAGTTGTCCCGTATTTGAATCGTAAACAATCTTATTACGATAACGAGACATAATATCTTTCATATATGCCTCTGATTTATTACGAGGCATATTACCAACATCGATATAGAAGATACGCCGTTCAGGCGCACGTGCGAGACGATAGATGACAAGACTGTCTTCCATCATACGAAGTTGGTTGATTGGTTTGAGTGCCTTATGGAGATAGGATACGACCTGTCTTCTACTAGGGTCAAGGAGACCCGATGATACATAAGACACTGAATCAGGAGAAAGTTTTACGCCTTGGTTCTGACCAGCTCTTTCTTGATAAATATAAAACTCGTTGACCTTCTCGACAATCTTTGCGCCTGTCGCTTGGTCTTTTTTATACTTGACTTCTTTTACTTTACGAATCTTTGCGGCATCAATCGTTCTGATTTCTTGAATACCTGCTTTGAGATTACTTTCATTGACTACGAGGTGGTGATACAAACGACCATCAACATAGAATGAACGGAAGATGTCATGACCCAGTTCACTAAACTTCAACATACCATAAATGTTATTGAACTCTTCGGTCATAGTTTTCTTGATGGTATCTTTAGCATCTACTTCATCAAGGTTTAGTTCACAGGAGATACCCATTTCCGAACCAACAATGGATTCGTTTACGATGTCTTCAACTGCGGCATCTACTTCAGGGTGAGATGCGACACCACGATATTTTAGGATAAGTTGTTGGTTGTCTTTTGCTTGTGCGCCATCCATGTCAACATATTGACCATAGTGACTACCCGAAGCAGTAACATACCCCGCACCATCTTCGTCGGTGGGAGCAACAATCGATTTTAATTTTTCCTGTTCTTTAGGTTTTTCTTGCGCTCGTTTTAGTTCGAACCCAAATAACTTAAAGATACCATTGTCTTGTTCTGCCATAATTATCCTATCAAGTAACTTATAGTATAGGGAAGGGACTTTTCGTCCCTTCCCCCTTACTTATAACCAGATTAACTGGTTGTATCTGATTCCCAGTATTGAACTTGGAACTCAACAGTGAACTCTTCCACTTGGTCTACTGTTTCGTAGTTAACATCAATAGCAGCGATGTTAGTTGGGAAACAACCACGGAAGTTGTATTTCTTCACAACACTTTCGTCACGGTCAAGTTGCTCAACAATCAAGTCTGCTTGATAATCCACTGGATTAGTCAGACCTGTGTTTGATTGGTGAGAATTGATACCGTTCA